AATGTGAGCACCGCCTAGCTCGATCACTTCGATTAGAGCGTCACGGTTTAGCGCGTAGTTCTCACCTAGCACGAATGCCTGAATCGTGTAGCGTCGTGCCATCTTCCCGAGATCCTCCGAAAATGGATCGTCGCGGTTGGCGTACTCGTGCACTTCCGTGCGGCGGCCGATCGTGGTCGCGACTTCGGTGTACAAAAACGGGACGTCATCTAGCGACGCATCTAGCAGGTTATCGCGCCAAGACATGCGCTAGCGTTTCTCCCACGTTTTGTGGACGAAACTAAAGCGGTACGGGGTTATGCCGTACCCTTCCCAATCGATCACGCTATAGTCGAACGCGGGCCCAGGGTCTAGTTTCCCCCCACGCTTCCCTAGCGTGTGCCTGTTAGTGACATCTTCGTGGCCCACTACTTTGTCAAGTGTGGGCACTGCCATGACTAGCAGCGCTACCAAGTAGTCTAGTGTCTCGTATTGGACCGGCCTGTACCGTTCCCAAGTCTGCACTTTGTGATTGTGCGGATGCTTTAGCATCGCACGCCAGTACGAGCTAATCCCCATCTTTACGGCGGCCCACCCCGCATTGCAGATCTCGATACCGATCGATCGGCGGTTGACTAGTCGAGGCACCCGACTCTGAGTTAGAAACGTACCATCCCCCGCATGCCAAGCGGTCTTATCAAGCGGAGCGCATTGCACCTTGCTACCGTCTCGACCGATCACAAAGTGTGCGGACGCGTTGCGAGCAGGTCTAGCAAACCCGCGGGCGACGTCCATGCAATCGTCCGATGCTTTGCGCTTGAGAAACGATGTGGACGCTCGAGGGCGGGACAAGTCATCGTCGGGGGTTTGATCCCCGTCGACCGCGTAGTGTAGTATCAATGTGTCCACTGGGATTGTGTCAACCCGTCGCGACACGTGCGGGGAGGGTAGTCTCTCAGTCTCGGGTAGAATCCACATCACATACTCTCAGCGCCTACTAGGCCCGTAGTTACGTTGACCGGAATGTCGCCCGATTTTTGCGACACTACCCTCGGCGTCTTGCCTTGATTGATTTCCACTTCGATCTTCGCCGCGGGGTCGATAGTTGCCGTTTGTGGCGAGATCGTTCCGGCGATCTTAGCTTTCTCGCGGTTCAGCCTTTCATCGCGCAGCACGGCGTATTGCCCTTCGGCCGCACGTGCCGCGGAGTCATCGGCGGTAGAGAGATCAGAACCGCCAAACAAATTCAGTACAGCCGACTTAGCTCCCCACATTTCGCTATCGAGCGCTCGTTGCCGTGCTTCCGTTTGGGAGCGCAACTTGACGGCTTGCGCTTCGATCTCCGCTTCACGATCCGCTAGCTTCTCATCGCTTAGGCCGCTCGCTACCCCGGTCTCGTTTCCGATTACATCGTTGGCCAGAGCGTTAGCAGCGTCGCGAGCTTTCCCGATAGCCGCTTCGAAGTGACCCACAATCATCGTAGCGCCGATCACTGCTACGCTTGCAGCCCCCATAGCGCCGCGAAACTTAGTGGACCCCGCCGCGCCTGCTTTAGCTGCGCCTACGAAGGTACGCAACACCGGGGCGCCTAGCTTAGCTACCATCATGAAGCTGCCCAACGACACTAGTAGCGGCCCGGTAACAGTTGCCAAGCCAGTGAGCGCGAGCCCGCTAGTCATTAGGGCTTTCACGAATCGTGGATTCTCTTTGGCGAACGCGCCAAAACTACCGGCAAGCTCAGTCGCGACCTTAGCTGCACTGATTAGCTCCGGCAGCACTGTACTGCCGACCGTGATCCCTAGTTCCTCCATCGCGGAATTGAGTACAGTGACCGCACTCTTCGATCCCTCACGTTGGATGCCAGCCATTTCGGCAACTGTTGTCGTGCTGCCCATCACCTCGCGCGAGATCCGTTCCCACGCCTTGTCCGAGTTGGCGTCTTCTCCGAAAGACTTAGCTAGATCGAAACCTTCGGACATCACCAGAGCACCGCCCGCACCGCGCTCCTGAAACATCCCTTGCAAGGCCGCGTTGACTTCGGCACCCGTTCGGCCGTTTGCCTTGGCCGCCGCAATAGACTCGCTCAAGAATCGCCCTAGCTCTCCTATGCTACCGGATTCGACAGCCGTCTTTAGTCCGGTGCGACTCATACCTAAAGCCTCCAACGCCTTGCCCTGAGACTTTGTAGCGAACGTCTTATCGGACGCTTGGGTCATGCGATTGAGAAACGCCCGTAGCGTCGTACCCGCTGCACCTGCACTGATACCGCTCTTCCCTAGCACTGCGACTGCGATCGCAGTTTCCTCAATACTCGATCCAAAACCCTTGGCTACCGGGCCCGCGTACTTGAATGATTCGCTAAGCTGCGCAATCGAGATCTGCGAGGCATTGGACGCGCGCACCATCGCGTCGCCAACCCGGGGCATTTGATCGGCGGCTAGCCCGAAGCGCCCGAGATTATCTACTCCGATCTTAGCGGCAGTCTGCATATTGACTTCCGCGACCGTGGCGATGTCTAGCACCGTGGCGATACTAGCTAGCTGCTCTTCGTAGTTCTGCCCCGCTTGCGTGAGCGTTACGAACGCTTCTGCAGACTGCGCCGCGGTGAATTCAGTGGAGCCGCCTAGCTCCCGGGCTTTCTTGGATAGTGCGTCAAGTCGAGTGACCGATTCACCTGGCAACAGTTGTCCGAACTTGCCACTAGACTTGGCATTCAATCGACGCATTACCGCATCGAATTCCATTGCCAAGCCCAGTGGTGTACCGAATGCTTTTTGTCCCGCCGCGCCTAGACTTGTCAAGGCGTGTCCCGTTTGTGAGACCCCTTGCTGGATTTTGTCGTATGCTTTTAGATCGTCATCGGCGCTAACACCCGTGAGACCACGCCCGTGACTACCGCCCCGACCGCGGCCTGCGTTTTTCAGTGCTGCAATATCACGTTGTGCCGCGCCAATGACCGCGCCCGCTTCGTTGCGGGCTCGGAGAATGACGTTGACTACGTAATCAGGCATTGGACGCTTTCACCAAAATAGAATGCCACCAAACAAGATCTTGCACGGTTAGAGACAAGATCGCATCCGGTGGCCAGTGCGCATGCAAGGCAAGTTCAGCGAGCACTTGCTCCCAATTGCTTGGGAGCGCTAGGCAATACTGGTCTACTCGCCCCCGCCATCGGGGGCGGATTCGTTTTTTGAGTCACACGTGCGGCCTTGCAAAACGTCATTGACCCTACTTGAGATCCGCACGTAGTCTCGCGAGTCGAGTCTATCCATGACCGTCGCAGGCGTCCCCGTCATCGAGCATGACAGGTGGAATAGGATCTCCCCCTCGTTAGCGGCATCGCGCGACGCTTCGCGGATGTTACGTGCCCACACTTTCGTAGGGATGCGGACCGCGAACGGCCTAACGATGAGGTCTGGCTTCCCGTCAACGCGAGGCTCGGGATCATGCAACAGCTGCACAAACCAAGTGCCGTCACTCTCAACGGTAATCCCTTCGGCGCTCATTGAAACTCCGCCGCGTCCCCGCCGAATTCGAGATCGACTTCCCCGGTCTCGTCTTTGACCTTCAACGTTTTGGTGAGCGTCGCATTGGAGATCTGATAGGTCTCCCCAATGTCCGCTTCGAACGTAATCAACCCTTCGGTCATTTCCCGCAGAGTCTCCAGCGGTGTCCCTGCTTTCCAGTAGACTGTACACGTGCACATTGCGGGTACCACCTTTTCGGTGAACCCGTAGACGCGGTGTCCAGCCTTTAGCTCGCGTTCCTTTCCGCCGAGATCCAACGTGGCTCCGGGCTTGCTCTCCAGCAGCAGACCGTTGGCCTTGATGCGGACGATTCCTGCAATCTTTGACATTGTAGCTAACTCCTATCAGACGATGAATTGGATCTGCCCGGCGATCACGCGGGCTTGATTGACGTGATTCGGAGACATCTGCCAATCGAGACGATCGGGATCGGATGCGTTGCGCTCCACTACCAGGCTCGCTTTGAATGCGGCGTAGTCTTCCAGCCACGCATTTAGCTCCCATTGACGCGCGAGCATGAGCAATTCCCCACGTGCGACCTTCGGCGTGATCACTCGCTGCCCAACCCCGTAGTTAGCATCATCGCCCGCTAGCTTGTGATTCGGGTATCGCGTTTGGAACATTACCCGTGCCGTGTAGCGAAACGCAAGATTCGTCAGCATCGTTTCCAGATTGCGGTACGCCGTATCAGGCACCCCCGCGCTGGTCTTGTACGTAGTTGGCAAGCGTTCGATGTAGACAGCGCCCGCGTTGTCGGTCAAGTACGTCCCGATCCCCGCTTCTAGCAACAGTTGTCTTTCCGACCGATCGAACCGATCCGATCGTAGGCTTGGCAGGATACCGAGCACCCGTTGATTTTGGCGCGGGGTAGCGGGGTCGGGAATCGAATTGCTCACAGCTGCAAACGCCGCGGCCCACTGCCAAGGGGCGTGCGGGCTACTCGGCCCCGCGGCGATAATGCACGTGTGCTCTGAGTTTCGCCCGTCGCCTAACGTCACGTGGTCCGCATGAGCTCCGCGGTGCCCCGCAAACAGTTGCATGTCCTGTTGAACAAGCGCGCCGATCCTTCGGGCCGCTTCTGTCTCCCAACTAGCGATGCTAGTCGCATCGTAGAACCCGAGCACAACAGTGGTGAACCATTCGTCACCTAATGCCGCAATCATGTCATCTTGCGACGGGTTAGTCGCGCCAGCGACACCATCGGCGATCACAACCGTCAAGCCCGGAGGCATGTCCAACAGTTGCCGATCGTAGTAGTTCAACTGGATATCAATATCCTCGCTGAACGCCGCGGCGTGCCGTGCGGTTCCGGTGACCACGTTCAGGGCCGCGGCGAACGTGATGCCCCAATCCGCTTCCAGATCGCCAAAAGCAGCGTCCACCGCCGCGGCTGCCGCGTCATCATCGTCGCCGTCCGCGATAGCAACATCGACCGGGACACCCTGCACTAGAAAGTGAAGGGTACCGGCCGCGGTTGCGGCCCCGCCGAATGTGATCGTTTTCGTTGCAGCGGTCCCCGTAACATCCGAGGCAATCGCCCAAAGCTCGGTCGACTCGTTGGGTAGCTTGTACTTCGCTGCCATCTGCGCAAGCTGCGACCCGCGACCAAACATCGTCACCGCATCAGACGGTGACAACACTTGCGCAAGGGTGTTTTCAGCTACAGTCCCGGCCGCCAATCGAGCACCGACTAGCAGCGCACGATTCGGCAGCACGGCAAGCCCTTGGACCGCACGCGACGAATCATATTCGATGTACGTTCCGGGGGTAAGTAGGTTATTCGGAATCTGCTGAAATGGAACCGTCATCGTACGTACTCACTTGTTTGGTGTCTGGAACTAGTTCGACAGTGCCGTCGCGCATCCGTCGATACCAGTAGGTAGATTTTGTCACGATCACGTTACGACCGAACGGGATGGGCTTGCGGGTCTCAGGGTCGATACAAACCGTCCCCGACTTGAGAAGCCTAATTGTAATACTCACTCGACCTCGTTCGGGATTGTGATCAGTTGCTCGGTCTCTTGCTCGCCGGTGTGCAGAGTACCGTGCGCCAAAAGGAAATCGTCAAGTGTTGACAGTGCAGTGTCATCAGGCAATTCGACTACGTCATCCCACTGTACCACGCACATCGATAGACCCAAGCGATCCAAAGAGTCACTATAGGCGTTGACAGTCTTAGAAGTAGACGGCGCACGGTCGGCCCATGTATTGCTATGCAACAGCTGTAAAAACGTTTCAGTGAGATTTAGGATCCAAGTAGTCCGGTCTAGCGATTCCATTGCCCGCGTTAGCAGAACCGCGACTATTTCGATCCCAATAAACACATGACCGCCGCGCTTAGACACATTGCTATCGCCAAAAGAGAAGATGATAGCTGGCGCGCCTCTGGAGTAGCGTTCGATCGCCTTGAGATCAAATTCACCGTCATGCCATGCAACTGTTGTCACTTGCTTGTCAGTGTAGTGTGCCCGCACTTCGGCGAGCATTGCATCGCGGATGCGAACTAACTCGCCCATCGTCGTCCCACCCAACGGTCAACCCGTTCTTTCAATTCACGATCTAGCTTTTCACCGACCCCGAAGATCGGCCGCGCTGCCAAACCGCGACTTGTCCCGCCGTGTTGAAACTTCGCATAGTCCAGATCCGACCCTACGGACAAACCTTGCCGGCCCATGTCAGTGATCTGGATACTGCTATGCAAGTCATGCGATTTGTACATCAACGGCCAAGCTGCTGGCCGCTTGCGCTTCGCCCAACGCTTACCGTCCGGGGCGGTCTTAGTGCTCTTGACCCTACGCTTGAAATCTCTCTCTACCGCACGCGCAAGTTGGGGTATCAGGTCGTTCGCGACCCTACGCTCCAACGTTGCTAACATGCGTGGGAGACTCATCGCTTTAGCGCTAGTTGCCCTGCCCGGGCCCGCAGTGCCATGCAACGTTCTTCCCAAAAGAGCGCGCGCCGCAGAATGCGGTTAGCCTTCTTCGGGTTCGTCGGAAGAACGCGTTTGAACTTGATGCGTAACGCTACTGACCGATCTTCGGCCAGCGATGCGCGGGCTAGCAGTGCTCCGCGCGACCGACCAAGCGTCAATAGCTCAAAGAGTACTCGGGTAAATTCGCTCACTAGATCAGTCCGCCCATTTTTGCCCGTGTGAAAATTCGATCGGGTCCGCTCCGGTCAACTATTGTCAACGGTTGAGCGGTCCCGGTTCCTAGACTGATTTGACTGTCAGCTACCCGGAGCAGCCAAGCGACCGCATCATCGTAACGCCGTCGATGCTCTTTGGTGAGCACATCCGCTTCCGAGGCCAGACGGTAAACCGTCATGTCCACCACTACGCGTCGGAGTACACCGGGCACCGCAGTGTTGTTTTCAGGGTCGACACGATCGGTCACGCCCGTTAGAGGGAGAGACTGCACTACTCCGATGTAGCTATCGACTTCACTCTCAGTATCACGCAACGCATTCTCAATTGGATCGGTATCGATCTGCTTATCGCGATTCCGATCGGCGATACGGGTGAGGAAATCCTCTCCATAGCGCTGGGCAATTGAGACTTGCGATGCGTAATACATACAAGCTACGCGGTAATGAACGGAGAGACGATGACCTTGACCTTGGACGCCAGCACGTTGGTCCCACCGTTCGCGGTAAGCAGGGGTGCCAGCAGTTCCGTGGCTTCCTGTTCCAAGCTGACCGGGATGATCAGCGAGTCTGGCACGATCGCAAGAGGTAGACCGTTCGCGGCCGTGAACCCGCGCATGGCTTGCCACGCGGCCCAAAAGTTCGCAGCGTTCAACGTCTGATTAGACATGTACGCCTGCTCCCAAAGGCCATAGCCCGCGTTGTATCGCGCATCGACACCGAAGACAAATTCCTTCCGATAGAACACGGAATCATCTGTCAATGATTGCTGAGAGACAAACTCAGGCCTCTTGCGCATCTGCAAGACCCACGGGCGTAGTGCTCCACGCAAGCTGGCAAGAACCCAATACGGCCCACCGCCCCCCGTGTCGACATTGTCTTGGTCAGCTAGCGCACCGTCGCGAGGATGCGATCCGCTGAAAAACGAAACTCCATCGTAGCTATTGGCCCCCGAGTCGCGACCGTTGTTGATCAATTCTCCGAGCAATTGATCGGGGTGAAGCGCCGTGGTCTCGCCCATACGCTGAGACATTTGAGA